TTCGTTCGGTCAAACGATATAAGCGCGTTAGGGTGGCTTGATGGTACGCGTTGAGATTGATTGTGATGCCGATGACGCCATAGCCAACCTTTCTGCCATGAAAGCCAGGGCACAGGCATTTCAGCCCATATTTGAGTACGCACGACTTGAACTGATGAAGTCAAACGCCGAAAACTTTTCTCTTGGTGGTCTTCCTTCAGGATCAAAGTGGAAGCCAAGAAGTCAGGTATACCCGTGGCCCTTGATGGTGCGCACGGGAAAACTGCTAGCAAGTCTTTCTAATCTGTTTGGAGAGCCGAATAAAGTTGATGCTACCGAGGCTGTTTTTGGCACAAAAGTTGAGTACGCCAAGTTTCATCAGTACGGAACGACCAAGATGCCGAAACGGCAGATTGTTTTTGAGCCGAGGGGTTTTGCTAACGATTTGGCTGAAAAGGCCGCAAAGTATGTTGCTGAAGGACGTTTCGCATGACTATGCAGGGCGCTCATAGCGCAAAGTATTTCGTTAATTCTTATCTAGAGTCTGATTTGCCGTCTCGCCTAGTTAAGTACAGGAATGCTTGGAACCTTGACGACGAGGAGTTGCCAGAGCCTCTTAAATATTATGCCTATGAGCCGTTGGCGATTGACCACTGGCCTAGTCTTATAACAGTTGCCATTTCTATGAATGGCTTGACGCGTTCTGATTACACCAAAATATTTGATCCTCAATTTCGGGTCGAATATGTGATGCGTACCTATATTTGGGTGAAGGCTGATTCCTCGGAGGAATGTACATTTAAGCGTGACAGGCTGTCTACGGTTTTGCGGTCTTCTTTTCTTGATTCTCCGTCACTCAATAGATGTGGAGAAGAAGCCAATCTTGAAGTGATGATTGACGAAAGTACTATTCGTGAAGAATATTCAGATTTAACTTTACTTAAAGGTGAGAGAGTTATGGCTGGCTCTTATATTTCTTACAACCTGGTAATTAATGAAATTTTGACAGCGCCAGTCATAAACCCTGCGTTACAGGAATTTCAAATAGATATTGAAAACGTAAAACTTGACGATCCAGTACTATTAGATGACTAAAGTTCCACTAGAACACCCCATTTATGAGTCACAATATATTTACAATTCTTGCATTTATCCGTTAGACGAGTCTGAAGTTAGATATAATTCTGATAAGTCAAGAACCTAATCCCACTAGACGTGGGAGCGGAGGAAAATATGCCCGGTATCGTAGTCAATACCTCGGTCCGCACCGGACCCAGCACAATCAATCAGGCCCCATCAGCAACATGGTTTGTTGTCGGTGAAACCGAACGCGGACCGTCTGGTGAAGCCAAGATGGTAAACAGCCTTTCTGACTACGAGTCAGTTTTTGGTGAATATGTTTCATACGGATACGTCCACCAACAGGTTCAGACCTTCTTTGAGGAAGGCGGCGCCGAAGTTTACGTATCTCGCGTGGTTGGTGCCAGCGCTTCGGTAGGACAACTATCTCTGCCTAACACTGCCGCAGGTAATGCTGCAGTTCTCGCCGCTGTTGGCGAGGGAGACTGGTCGCAAAACCTGTCGGCTCAAGTCATTTCTCTCGGAAATGGCAAAAACCTAAAGGTTTTCCTTAATAACGAACTTGTCTACGCAACCGGAGAAGTAGCCGACGCACAGTCTCTGATTAATAGGGTTAACAGTTCTGCTAATGCCGCAAAGTATGTGACAGCAACTATTGGAACCGGAACTCTAGCAAACCTCTCATTAGCATCATTTAGCGCTGGCACCAACGACCGAAACCTAATCGTGGACGCCACTTTCGTTGACGCTCTTGATGATTTTGGTTACGACTTTGGTGCTGGAGCAGTATCAATTCCAGGAATCGTTACCACAGAAAACGCTACAGACGTTCACACGGCCATCCTTCAACACTGCAAAGATAACCACCGTGTAGCGATTCTTTCAACTCCAGAAAGTTTTACGGCAACAGAAGCAGGAGACCATGCCGAAAGTTTGGCCTCCGACCCATACACCGAATACGGTGCTCTTTTCTGGCCATGGGTGAAAATGACTCGCGACAATGGGGCATTGCTGAGCGTTTCACCCGAAGGTTATGTTGCCGCTAAGCGTTCCGTTGCCCACAACCGTGTTGGAGCATGGGGCGCGTACGCCGGTGCCGTGACCGAGTCACGATTCATTAGCGGCCTCGCCAGTCCTGTAACCAAGGTTACTGGCGATCAATTGGATGCCTCTCGGGTTAACGCCCTACGAGTCATCAACGGACGGGTGCGTGTCTATGGAGCCCGGTCTCTTTCTAGTGACGAAGAGAACTACCGTTTCCTTAACGCCCGGGAAATGCTCAACTATGTTGTGAATCAGTCTGAGCGTGCCCTGGAAGATCTGGTGTTCTCAGCCATTGATGGACGTTCAGCCCTGTTCACCCGAGTTAAGGGTCGTCTCACGGCTCTCCTTGAGCCAATTCGCATTGCTGGCGGCCTTTATGAGGCATTTGACGCTACTGGTCGTCGCATTGACTACGGATACTCGGTTCAGGTCAACGACTCAATCAATCCGTTGTCGCAACTCGCTGGTGGCCTTGTGAAGGCTCGTGTGGGCGTCCGGATTTCTAGCATTGGCGACCAAATCCAGGTCGATGTCACCAAGTCCAACCTGACGGCATCTGTCGTCTGATAAGGAGTAACGAATGTCAAGGAAAATTGCTCAGAGGCAACTTGTCGCAAGCATTAACCCATCGCAAATGGGCAACTCAGAAACCCCACCATCACCTGGTCGCGATGGAGACTTGACCTATTTTGCTCAGGTTACCGGGGGGGAAATTACTGCTTCCGTCGAAAAGATTTATATCGGCGGAAAGTTGTTCCCTGAAGTTTTGTGTGCCCCCGCAGAAATTGGTGACATTACCGTTACCCGCCATTACGACGCTGATGTCGACGGTGCGTTCCTGTCTGGTATCCGCCAGATGGTGGGCCGTGCTTATTTTGACATTCAGATTGACGAGTTGAACTGTAACGTTGCTGTTCCTGAATTGCAGCGGTCATATCCGCAGGCTTTGCTTGTTGGTTTGACCGAACCGGACGGTGATGCTGCTTCTGGTGCTCCTGCGACGTACTCGCTGACTTTCAGCATTCAAAGTGTGGCTAGCAGCACTACAGCCTAATTAAGCAAAAACTTAACTGTTTTTAGGAAGGGAGTACCGCCAGGTGCTCCTTTTCTTATGCTAGGTTCATGGTTATGAATGAAATCTACCAAACCGATAGTGCCGAACCGAAAAAGTCTGCCGCCAAGGTAGAGAAGGCCCCAACTGTGCTTGATCAGTTGAAAGAGGTCATCTCTAAAAAGGTTGAGCGTCAGCCTGTTTTTATTGAGGTCCCAGAACGCCCTGGTGAAACTATTCGTGTTTCACCTAACATTTCTCAGCATCAGTTGCGTTCCTGGCGCAAAAATGCTGGCGAGGACACCAAGAACGGAATGGACGCAACAAAGTTTGCGTGTTTCGTTCTTGGCGGAACCTGTAACGGCATTTTTATCAACGGAGAACAGGTTGTCAACGAAGACGGAGTTGGCCTCACGTTCGGCTCAGATACAATCCTTGAAATGACCAACACGACTCGCCCAGTTCCAGACTGTGTACGAGCATTCTTTGGCATCGATCCACACGTTGAAGGAGCGGCTCTGGCAGTGCTGGAGGCGGCGGGGTATTCAGACACCGTTGAAACCGTGGACCCTACGAAGATGTCCTAGACCTTCTGGTCCAGGACCCGAGAGTTATCTCGGCAGCCAGACTTGGCGAGTTATGGGGAACTGACCCTATTCAGATATTGAATTGCTCTGAAGAGGAATGGTTTATTAGGTATGCCTGTGGTAAAGTTATTGAGGCTGATCGCGCTGATCAAGATAAGAAAATAAAACAAAACAACAAATAGTCTTACCATTAGGCGGTAATTGAGGTCTGTAAATGGCTGATGAAAATGTCACTATACGGATCAAGATTAATGCAAACACATCTGAAATTGATCGTGTTCGGGCCAAACTTGCTAAACTTTGCGCTGAAGCCAAAGCGTGCGATGATACTTTCAGTCGTCTCGGGAAGAGCGCCGATGGAGCGACGGACAGTTTAGACGACCTAGGCGACAGCGCCGAAGAAAGCGGCAAGCAGTCGCGCAGGTCAACCAAAGATCATGATGCCTTAAGCAAAAGCCTAAAAAAAGTTGGCACTTCAGCAGACTTTCTTTCAAAGATAATGAAGACAGCCTACAAGTTTGCCTTCATTGGAGCGGGGATAGAAACTGCTGCTTTGGCTTTGGCCCTATCATCTGTAAATGGCCTTTTGGCAACGGGCAAGTTTCTTGTTCGTTCATATCATGTGGCGATGTCTGCCATGGCTAAGGGTGCAGCCGGTGCCGCCGCCGCACTGGCTACTGTAGCCGCCGCTCAGAGGCAATATATAGCGGCAATGGGCTCTGGCCGCTACGGAGGAAACTTTGCTGCTTCTAGCGCCGCTTTGCGCACCATGCAGGGGGACGCTCGCCTCGCTGCCGTTGGCTTAAAGGGACTTTCGTCTGCCTATGCCGCAGCATCAAAAAACGCCAAGGTTACTGGAGCCACCACGTCTGGAATTGCCGGTTTGATGGACTTCGCATATCTTTCTGGTGACGCAGAAAAAGGCATTGCTGCTGTAGCAAATCTTGTTTCCCTTTTGCAGTCCGGTAAAGCGGCTGGTAGTCAAGATCTTTTGGCTGCCGCTCAAGAAATAGGCCCAGAGTTTGAGAAACAATATAAAGAGGTCATTAAGGGTGGAAAAGCAACTAGCGGAGAACTTATTAAAATGTTTTCCTCTGGAGAGTTCTCCAAAATGGCCAACGTTGCCGGTACGGCAGATAACGTAAATAGAAGCCTTATCGGTCAATTTAAGTCTTTCATGACCGAGTTTCAGGTTATGTTTGGCGATCTTGGAATGTACTTTATAGAACCGGTACAGAAGGCTTTCGATGAAATTCGTCGAATTATGGTTCGTACCTTTACGGCGATTAGTCCTCTTGTAGTCGACTTTGCTAAAGGGACAATGGTCGACAAGATTGTTAACCTAACCGATAAACTCGGCAACTTTGTTGTGAAGTTGATGCAGGAATATGTTCCTGCTACACAAAATTTCTTTGAGGATATGAAAAAAGCCTGGGATGCAATTTTTGATGGCTTTAGAAGGTTCGGCGGATACCTGCAAAAATTCTCGGCAGCAAGCAAAATAATGAATAAGTTTTTGGGCGGCATTTTAAAGGCTATTGGTGGCGGGCTTAAGACTAACTTTGAAAACTTTGCTGAACTGATAGTCGAAAACAAAAAAGAGTTTCTTGAGTTTGGTGACTCTCTTGAAAATCTTATAACAAAGATTTTTGACTTCTTTCGTGCTATTCGTGAAGCCTTCATGAAAGCGCTCCCTTATATAACTACCGTAATTGACGCTATAAGTACTTTAGTTAAAGTTTTTGGTGACCTGATTAAAACCATGACCGGGTTTGGCGGCTTCGGCGCTTTTGCCTCTCTTGTTTTACCATTTTTTGCTGGCGGAGCAATCGGCAAAAAGGGAGGAAAAGGTGGCGCTTTTGGAAATATGTCGTCAATGGGGAAAATGGGAGGTGTCGCTGGAGTGCTGGCTGCCCTCGGTATAACAACGGCCCTTCCTGAAGGTGATGCTGGGACCGTCATGAGCGCAGCGTCTTCTGCGGGATTGGCTGCGATGTTGGCTCCAGGTCCACTAAAAGTTCCAGCAGCAGCAGCCTTCTGTGGGAAAAACTTAGTAGACACCGCAGCAGATCAGGCA